TCATCTCTACCTTGGTACTCATGAGATGCTTTGGCCTTCATGTCTTGGGAAGCTAAGAAAGCTTTAACACATTTTCCATATTTGCTTCTACCATCTTGCAGCTTTTCTTCGATGTCAGGGAAGGCTATCTGAACTGACTCTTTTAAAGAAGGCGGGTTATTTGGCCTTGATTCCCACTCGGCCAACAAAAGCTGCTGTCTATCTTCAGGGATAGAAACACCATCATGAACGAAATCACTCATAAATCTATTTCTCCTTTGTCTAAAACTTTTTTAACCTTTTCAATTATAGACTTCTTTATATTTTTAATTTGTTTATATCCGGGTACTCTATTTTTTTCACTTGTTTTATAATTCATCAACTTTGCAACCTCTTCCTCAGACTTGTGCTCTATGTATAAGTAGTTATAAACTTTCCACTCAACTGCCTTTAAAACTGTTTTCATTTTTTCGTGAAGCACAATCGCTATCTTTTCTACATCGCAGTGACCTTGTCCAGCCGTGGATATTTCTTGAGGATGTTCTTCGAGAGAAACAGGAAGCTTGGCGTCATGAGCATTCTTTTTCGTTCTTTCCCAATTAGCATAAAGGGGGCATACTGAAGATTGCTCTTTGTAAATGTAACAGTGACTATCAGACTCTGCAGCCGCGCACCTTAAACATGGTCTTGCATAATTACCATAGTTATTGCGTATAAGGTTTTTTATTTGATTGGATATAATTCTATTGATCCAAGGAGCCAAAGGCTTTAATGGATCATACAAATCCCACTTCTTATAGATGTGAATCCTAAGAATTTGAGAAACATCTTGAAAATCCATCCACGCTAAAACTGTGAGATTCCACTTTCCTTTTCTTTTATTTATTTCGACATTTATTAAGTCGATACTCTCTTCGAAAGTGGGCTTTTTCGTTTTTTTATTTTTTTGCGTTTTTTGGGAATTTTCCGATTTTTCTGAATTTTTACGTGGTCGTCCTCTTGGCATCAGTCATTTTTGCTTGGGGCATCAGTTCTTCTTGATGTCCCTGCTTCTTTCAAAAAATCAGCTAAAAATTGCTCAGTATCAACTTTTACTTCTGGATCAGCTTGGGGAAAGTCTCCCTCTTTCGGAGGAGAGGCAGTCCCAATGATTGAACCAAACTGAACACCTTGAGGTTTATCCACTTCGATCTCAACATCCAGAGAACTAATTTGAGGTAGATCGGTAACTACCTCTTCTTCGGTTTCAATTGATTCTTGATAGCTTGGTTTGGGCTTTGAAGCACCAGCAAAGGCATAACCACAATTACTGCAAAATTTGGGCTTTTTTGCAATATACTCCATTTTTGTTCCACACTCAGGGCAGTAAGTCTTCATAATAATAGCTATATTAATATAATATAAGTATTACACGTTAAAATCTAAAAATTTACCTGTAACGTATAATTTTTTAAGTGTAAATAATTATAGGTATGAGAAAGGGTAAAAAAAGACCGG